ATGTGTGAACGCATCGACGGGCCATCGGCCGAGCCCCTGGGGCTCGCCGAGGCCAAGGCCTTCCTGCGCCTCGACACCGACGCGCAGGACGGCGTGGTGGCCGCGCTCATCGCCGCCGCCCGGCAATGGGTGGAGAGCGAGACCCGCCGCATCCTGCTGTCCCAGACCTGGCGCTTCACCCGCGATGCCTGGCCGCCGAGCGGCCTCATCGCGGTGCCGCTCGCCCCGGTGCGGGCGGTGCTGGCGGCCCGGCTGGTGGCCGAGGACGGCACGACGCAAGATCTGCCGCTCGACCTGTTCACCTTCGCCGGCGCGCGCCTGCCGCCACTGATCGCGGTGGACCTCGCCCGCGCCCCGGCGCCGACGCGGCGGCTCGGCGGCATCGTGCTGGAGTTGCAATTGGGCTATGGCGCGACCCCGGCCGAGCTGCCGGCGGATCTCGTCCAGGCGGTGCGCCAGCTGGTCGCGTTCCTGCACGAGCATCGCGACGAGCCGGGCGACCAAGGCCGCATGCCCGACAGCATCCTGGCGCTGCTGCGCCCCTATCGTTCGGTGCGGCTGTGAGCGGCGCGGGCGTGAGCGGCGCGGGCGATCTGCGCCATCGCCTGATCCACGAGACGGCGGTGACCCTGCCCGACGGCGCGGGCGGCACCAGCACCACTTTCCTCGCCGTGGACCAGCTCTGGGCGCGCATCGAGAGCCCAGCGGGCGATCCTTCGCTGAGCGCCGAGCGGCGCCTGGCGACGCTGATCCACCGCATCACCGTGCGGGCGCCCAATACCCTGTCGCGCGGCGACCGGCTGACGCTGGGCCCGCGCATCTTCGCCATCGAGGCGCTGAGCGATCCCGACGGGCGCGGGCGCTTCACGCGCGCTTTGTGCCGGGAGGAACAGACATGAGCAATCCCGTTTCCGGCCTCGACGGCCTCGCCAGCCGGCTCGCGGCGCAATTTGCCCCGCGCCTCGCCGAGCAAGCGGTGGACGGGGCGGCGCGCGATCTTGCCGTGCGCCTTGCCCCCGCGCTCGGACAGCCGGCCGACATCCGCCCGCAAGGGCAAGCGCGCCTTGTGGGCACGGACGATCCCGCCGCCGTGGCGCGCGAGACCGGCACGCTGGCGCGGCCGGCGGACCCCTGGCTCGCGCCCGTGCTCGCCGAACTGCGCCGGAGCGCGACCCCATGAGCCCGCCCCTCACCAGCCCCGCTCTGGCCCTGCGCACCGCCATCCGCGCGCGGCTCACCGCCGATGGTCCGCTGCTCGCTCTGCTGGGCGGACCGCGCGTCTATGACCTGCCGCCGCCGGATGCCGCCTTTCCCTTTCTCACCCTGGGGGAAGCGGTGGTGGCGGACTGGTCCACCGCCACCGAGGCCGGCACCGAGCAGAGCCTGACCTTGCACGCCTGGTCGCGCGAGAGCGGGCGGGCGGAAGCCTTCGCGCTCGCCGCCGCCGTGCAATCGGCGCTGCACGACGTGCCGCTCGCGCTCGCCGGCCACCGCCTCGCCAATCTGCGCGCCACCACCGCCGAGGTGCGGCGCGACGAGGACGGGCGGACCTTCCACGCCTTGGTGCGTTTTCGCGCCGTCACCGAACCTGCTTGAGGAGATTTCCATGGCCGCGCAGAAGGGCAAGGACCTGCTGCTGAAGATGCACGACGGCACCAGCTACGCGACCGTGGCGGGCCTGCGCTCGCGCACGCTCGCCTTCAACGCGCAGAGCGTCGATGTCACCCATTCGGATTCCGCCGGGCGCTGGCGCGAACTGCTGGCGGGTGCCGGCGTGAAGCGCGCCAGCATCGCCGGCAGCGGCGTGTTCAAGGATGCCGCCTCCGACGCCTTGGTGCGCGCCGCCTTCTTCGACGGGGCGCTGCGCGACTGCCAGGTGCTGATCCCGGATTTCGGCACCGTCTCCGGGCCGTTCCAGGTGACGGCGCTGGAAGTCGCGGCCGAGCACGACCGGGAAGTGACCTTCGACCTGACCCTGGAAAGCGCAGGGGAAATCACCTTCGCCGCGCTGTGAGGGGTTTTTGCGCGCGTCTTCCACCTCCCGAACCCTCTCGCAGCTTTCCCCCTCCCCAGCCCTCCCCCGCAAGCGGGAGAGGGGGCATGGGGGTGTGGATGGCGAGACGGTCTCTCCCTCCGGCCCATCGCAACTCCCTCTCCCGCTTGCGGGGGAGGGCTGGGGAGGGGGAGCCGGGTGCGAACGAAAATCCCTTGAGGAGATCCCGATGACCAACGCCCATCGCGGCGAAATATCCGCCGTGCTTGACGGAGCGCCGCGCACTTTGGTGCTGACCCTCGGCGCGCTCGCGGAGCTGGAACAGGCGTTCGGCGCCAGCGACCTCGTCGCGCTCGCCGAACGGTTCGAAACCGGCCGCCTGACCGCGCGCGACGCCGTGCGCATTATCGCCGCCGGCCTGCGCGGCGCGGGCGATGCGGTGAGCGAGGACGAGGTTGCCGCCATGCGGGCGGAGCAGGGGGCGATCGGCTATGCCCGCATCGTCGCCCGCCTGCTCGCGGCCACGTTCGGAGGCGCTGCCGAGGCCCGCCCTCAGCCGCCGCAGACGGCCTGAGCGCGCCCGCGCGACCCTTCCCCTGGGAGGAGGCCATGCGGGCCGGCCTCGGGCTTCTGCGGCTGCCCCCCGACCAATTCTGGCGCATGACGCCGCGCGAGCTTGCCGCCGCGCTTTCCGCTTTCGCGCCGGACCCGCGCGCCGGTCTCGATCGCGCCGGGCTCGCCGCTCTCATGCGCCGCTTTCCCGATACCGCTTGA